GCCGTAGGTAAGTTTAGGGCAAATGTAGTAGAAGAATTAAATGAACAACAGGCTGTATTGAATAAAGAAGTAAAAGATATGAAACAGTATGTTGGTAAATCTAATATACAAACACCAACTAATTCATTAAGAGTTAAAAAAAATCATGCAAGCCCCATTAATTTTGAAGCATATTTAGACAAATCGGGCTATAAAAAATTAACAGATAATATTAATAAAGAAATAAGAAGAAAAATGGAAGAGGCTATGAATGAGGCGTTAGTTACTGCTAGTATAAAAACTACTGATGAAATTGTAACCATGCGTAGGGCATTCAAAGGAAAATATAACCCTACCTTAGCAGTAAGTGGAGATTTGTACGAAACTGTTGGTAATTCTTTATGGTATGGTAAAAAACAAGCCAAAGGTGCAAATCAGTTTATTTCATTTTACGCAGGTTCTTATGATGAAGGTCAATCATTTGAGCAAGAGCCTACGGGTATTGTAGGAAGTAGGGGCGCAAACTTAACTGAGTTAACCTCCGAAGGAACAGGTATGTTTAAGATAGATTCACACCCTTTAGACGGAACAAAAAGATTAGTTAATCACTTAAAGAATGCAAGGGTTGGTTAGTATGAGTATAGCAACAAAAACACAGTATTGGAATAGTAGAATGACAGGTTCAGACCCTACTGCTTTAACAGGTACATTTAATGATAGTTGGTCGGCTAGCGGTAGCGGTTCAGCATCCGGTGGTGATTGGGTAGTTACTAATGGAACATACACAATTACCCCCGAAGCAGGTGGCTCTTACACATTAGTTGCTGCCTTTGAATATACTACTGCGCCCGATTCCGGCGCTATTCTTATGTCTTTAGACAATGGTACACATAAAGTTGAAGTAAAATCCACAGGTAATAACTCATCATTAAGTTTGGTGGGGGCTAGCACAGTTACTATTAGTGATTTAGACATAAAAAAAGAAGAAGAGAATCCTGTTACTTTAATCTTAAGACTAACTTTAGCAGCAGGGGGCGCAGCAAAACTATATACCCATGAAATAGTTAACGACTTTACCGGCGCAGTTGCCTATTATAGCGTTACAGGCGCTTCAGGAAGCAGCGCAGCAGTCAAATGGGGTAATACTAGCGGCAGCGTAAAATGGGCGGCTATACACTACTCTAAGTTTGGTGCTTTTTCTCCCGAAGAATTATTAATATCTGACTTCGCACAAGATACTTTGGCTAGGATGGGTCTTGGGATAGTCCAACAACTAAAAGATAGTACTAGGATGTATCTAAAAACACAAGTACCGGACTCATCAATAGTATATGGTTACGACATATCTTCACAAATGCTTAACAGAATACCTGTACCAAGCATACACGTTTTAATATCTGAGTTAAACTCACCTACTTTTGAGTCATTAGGTGGTGCTAAAATATCACAAGAGTATGATGTTAGGGTATTTATTACTGTTAGAGGCACTAATTATGAAGATGCTTACCGAGCAGGGCTTAATATTATGGGTGAAGTATTCGATGAATTATATACAAAAACAGGCGTTTCGGGTACAACAGACAGTATTGTTTCTTATGACGCTAAATTAGACTCAAAAATGGATGATGACGAGACTGTTTGTGTTCATGTCTTAACCCTTACTTATATGCGAAGAATAGATATGCGACACCGATAATAATATTGATAAGGCAGTCAACGCCTCGACACACTATACTAGAGGCATTTATATGGTAGAGTTCATAAATAGATATGTTGGATTAAAGAAAGAAACAAGTTATGGTAGTGAAATAACAGCAGACGTTTTTGGTGAAGTAGATGAAGAAACATTTGCTACAAGAATGGATTTGTTAACAAGACAAGACATGAGTAGGTCTGTTGTCGGTAAATCTGTAACAGGTAGAGAATACTCAGAAGGCGGCTATACTATGGCCGTACAGTTAGATACCTTTTTAGGTAATACTTTAGCAGCATTCTTCCCAAAAACAAGTGTTTCTACTTCTGTTCATACATTTGCAGAACCGGCTGCCGCAGCAGACGCTTATGATTCTTACACTTTTGAAGTAGGAAGAGAAGAAATGATACACACTTTTACAGGTATGGTAGCAAACACATTATCAATAACAGCATCCGTAGGAGAATATGTTATGTTGAGTGCTGATTTCGTAGGTTGTAGAGAAAAAGCAAGCCTTACTACTATTTCAGACACCGCCGTTACCTTTAGTGGAGACGCTCTTGACGCTCTTTATTTTGCTAACGGTGAGGTATTGTTTGATGATGGGTCAAGTTCAGCACCGGCGGCATCAGCAAGCGTTAAATCAGTTGATTTCCAAATTAATCTAAACCCCGACACAGATAACGCTATGGCTTTGGGAGACAGCACATACAGCAGCAAACCAAAGA